GCGACTGCCAGATTCGATCCGCCTTCTACGACCATTGAAATCGAGTGTGGGGGATTGCCCCAGAAGTCGATCGATCCTGTTGGATTCTCAATGGAGCTTCCCGGGCCGGAATCGGGTGTCGGCGTGCCTGTGGCGTAGCGTGTGACGCCAGGAACGGCTGCGATTGCTGCGATCGTAGAAGCAAGGCGTGTAAGGGCTGGAGAGGCCACGGAGAGAGCCTGTCGCGCCCTGAGTTCGGAATCGCTCTCAGTGGGCAAGCCTGGAAGCGCTGGAGATGGATTTGTAGCGCCTGTCCAGCCCGCTGTGGCGCCTTGTGAGATCGTGTTGATCGCTCCTGCGCTGGCCTGTATCGGTCCCGCCGTCTGGCAGGTAATGCCCACAGTGACGCTTCCACCACTCGGAATAGTTACGCTGATAGGAAGCGCCCAGACGTATCCCTGAGTATCGGTCACTTGGCCGAGATTGATGACCGTTCCGCCGGCTCCGGTCACAGTCAATGGCGCTGTGGAATACGAGGCCGGCAACCGCGCAATGCCGTTCATCTTCACGATGCTGTCGAGATCAGCCCCCACCGCAGTCGAAGGCGACCGTGCATTGTAGGCAAGCTGAGAGGCAAGATTGCAGTCATAGCATTTCAGGGCGAAGATCGAGATTTCCTGATACTTGGCTGTATCTGTTCCCAAATAAACCACTTGAGGATAGATTGCCTGATAGCCCGAAATGAGACTATTGATGATCGATTGATAAGACGGAATGACGAGTCCCGCTGTGGGCGAGATGAAAGGCGCGACGTAGGGCGGTGTGCTCATGAAGGAGTCACCTGGGCGCTCGATCCTGGAGCGTTCGTTACGACAAGATTACCAAATTGAGTTTTCACCAATGCTGTGAAGGTCGATCCCATCGTTGCAGTGTTGAGCGAAAAGTTGAAGTTGAGAATCTGGATGACGTAAGGACAACCGAGAATTGTCTGCTGAATGATGAGCATGACACCGGCCTGATTTGCAGGCGCACCCGAGGAGCCAATGAGCGACTGGAAGAGAGGAAATCCAATGACTAGATTCTCCCACCATTCTGAAAGCAATAATCTTAATGTAGTATAAATTATCTGAGCAACAGCATCCAAGTCTGTCAAGAAAACTGGGCCATTTTCGCCTTCGATAGGATCATTTGTGGGTTGGCTGTTCTGTTGCACCATAATTGTAGGAGTTGCCATCATGCCCACCTTTGAACGAGAATGATTGGTGCAGTGCTCATTCAGCCTCCAAAATAGTGCTGATACTGTCGGTTGGAGGATCTGGACCCGCGTAGCCCTTCGATTGAAGAAATGGAAGGATATTTGTATTCCAGTAGTCAAAGAAGTTCTTGTTCATCAGCGGTGCTACTGTTCCTCCCGTTACCAGGATTTTCACTTCCGGCGCCGTCATGGTGATTCCTGCCTCTGCCATGTCGATGACCACCGTACCGTCATCGGAACAAATCTGCATACTTGTAGTCGAATAATTCTGGAGCACTCGGGGGTTTGAGCGAACTCCAAAGATCGCAACTCCATCGCCAATGTCATGCCGATACAAAGGCCCATCTGGCTGTTTCTGGATACCGCCGTTCTGCCACCACATGTCAAACGCCATGTCCGCAAAAATAACTAGACATTCATCTCCAATCGCAATGGGAAATGTAAGATTCCATCCGCCTGCGCTCGGAAATACAAACGGAACATCATCGAGAATTGGCAGCGTGGTCAGTGTTGGAATTGCCTTCACTCGCAAGACTTCTTGCACGGATGGCTGGACGGAAACGGTTTGCAGATCGGCATTGAAAGGATCGCCATTCTGATTCGCTACCACGATACCGGGAATTGCCACGCGCAGATCGCACTCGAATTGGTGCAATGCTAGGCGAATCGGGGCTGACTTGATCGAAAGCCTGTCCTGAACCGAAACCAAACCTTTGAGTTGAGAGCTAGTTCCCATAGGGTGCTCTCCTGTCCAGTTCCGGGCTTCCGGCAGGACTTGTCGCATCGTAGACATAGGCTGCGCGGCCGCCAATGCTCGTGAAGGCGATAATTTCCGTCTCCCATTGATTGCCGCGTGAGTCGCCACGGTGCTGCAAACCATTCACGAGATAAAGTCCATTGGGATCAAGAATCGGCCTGTATCCTGGAGGCGTGAATTCAAATTGCCGGATGATCGAGCTGGCAATGTTGACTTGCATCGGCGGAACGCTGACGCGCAAACGAGGATCAAGCGCCACGATGAAGTTCACGCCATCCTGCGTTTGCTGAGGAACGCCGTAAATTCCCGCGGTCGATGTATATGTGATGGTCGATACAGCATCGGCATCGCTCATTGTGCTAACCGAAAGCCCATCCGATCCATACCATGATTGCAGATTGTTCGCAGCCGCTACTGCATCGATATATTTATGCGGATCACCGAAGAATGGCCTCGCCCGTGGAAGTTGCGACTGCGCTGTGGGCATCGAATTCAGCGTGTCAGTGGAACCGGAATTGATGGTGATGGGATTCTGCGCGCCTGCGCACATCTTGGAGATCAAGGCCATTTGCGTCATGTTCGCATTGCCGCGGAACTGGGCGAAGTTGGCGATGGTTTCCTTGATGCCCGTGTAGCACATCAGCGTGACCTTGGAATCGATCACGTCCGGCCGCTCATAAAGCGCCTGATAAACTTCTCCGGCAAAGATGATGCCGAATGATCCTGTCTGGAATCCCGCCGAAAGAACGACCGTCGATCCCTGACCCGAAATGAATTGCTGCGCCTGGTCTACTCCAAGGTTGTAAATCTCGATCTTCGCAGTCCAGAATGTTGCGTGCGATGAATAGCCGGGAAGATTGACTTCGAACACGAGACGCATGGGCTCAGGAATGAATCCTGTCGATGCGAGCGTGGCCTGCGTTGAGTTTCCCGTATCATCGGGAGGACTTGTCACGACAAGCGACCACTGGCGCCCCATGTTGGGAATCTGCGAGATCGGATTGTAGGGATTCGCGCTCATGCGTTGTCATCCCATAGCAACAAAAAGTTGTTTCCTAAATCGTTTGCGCCTGGATAATCGTTTGAGACTTGGCCCAGATTGATGATGTACGCGCTGCCAATATTTAGGTATCCGTATTGCGCCAGCAGATTCGATGCCGGCCAACTTCCCGTAATCATCGGAACCGACGAGAGCAGAAGATTCCCCGAAGCGTCAAAGATGCTCATAATCCAATACTGGGCCATTTCGCTGAAGGTGATGAATAAACCGAGGCGCAGCACTGATCCGTTGACATTCAGCGCGACATTGAGCGTCTGATTTGGAGCATTCGTCAATGGAATGATCTGGCTCATGGCTGCGGGAGACCTCCCGTATTGTTGCTCGACCAGTTTCCTGCCCCGATCACATTCCCTTCTACTGCCTGAATTGCTTCAGGTGATAGAACATCAGTAGCTGTCGAAGGCAATCCGTTCTGGGACTGTACTCCAGCAGGAACAGGAGCTGGATTTGTCTGGCCGATCGTAGTGCTGCCGGTGGTCTGTGAGCGGGAGCTTACTGTCTGAGTCGCCACATTGAAGAGGAAGATTTGCTGAAACTCAACGGTCGCGCGCAATCCATAACGTTCCTTCACTGTGTCATTGGGCTGCACATCAACGACGAACATATTGACGTAAGTCTTGAGCCGCGTTGTGATCGTGAGCGGAACGCGCGCCTGCCTTAGATTGTCCAGCGTTTCAAAGCAGGAAATGGACTTCGATGGATTGCCGACCCATTGGCCTTGTGCATAAGGCTGAAGCACGTCTGTCATCAGTACATCCATGACCAGATGCGCGGGATCGAGAATGATATGATCGGTGACGTTTGCATTGTCCTGAATCGGATGCAGCGTCGGTCTCGCACGCTGTGAATGAGAAACGCGCATCACGCCATCAAACACAAGATATTGAGGGACCGTGTTCGGACTGGGAGCAGCGGGAGAACTCGGTGCCACCGCTCCCGTTGATGTTCCACCGACTGCGATGTTTCCGTTCTGCGCCTGCACATAATTTGCCGGAACAGTGAGCATGGTAAGAGCTGGCTGTGACCATTGCGGAGGACGGAATTGAATATCCTGGCCCGCTACCTGTCCGAGAAGTGCCTGCTGATTTGCGAATGATGAGGCCTGTTCCGCCGCAGATTCGGCGAACACAACAATACTTCCTACTCCCAAAAGAGCAGTCGATGAAACTTGCGGAAGTGATATGCCCCCCATCTACTTGTATCCTCCCGCGAAGGCCAGCATCAACTCTCTCTCCTGTTCCTTGAACGCTGCGCTCACACCTTTCTGAATCGCCGCCGCGTGTTGATCCGGCGTGAAGTTCGGCGATGAATTGACAGTGATCGATCCGATGGTTACCTGGCCGAACTTTCCCGCCCACATATCGACATTGCGCGCATAGTTTGCTTCCGAGTCATTGCCGTAATAGTTACCTGTGGGCGTTTGTAGCGCTCTTGCAAATTGATCCGCATTGACGGCCGAGCGGATATTATTCTGAACATAGCGCGATGAATTGAGCGTGTCGGCATAGGCGCGTTCAAAATCCATGACAGACTGGAAGTTGCGGAATGTATCAGTTCCCGCAACCTTAATTCCCGCATAGTTGTTCGTTCCAGCGAAGGTCTTGAATCCGCCCGTCTCGGTTCCCATCTGCCCATAGAGAAGATTTGCCGGTATGCCCGTCTCGCGCGATACATCCAGTGCAATCTGGTGCGCATTGGCAGTAGGAGTTCCAGCCACGGTCGATGCAAGTGATGCGGTCGAGATCGCAGAATTGAACTGATCTCCATAGCGTGTCCCGCTCAGGAGAACACCGCCAACCTGATCCAGTCCATGAACTGCATTGACGGCCTGATCTGCCGCTGCATTCAGGTCAACCCACATCGTTGCGGAGCTTCCGCCTCCGCGCGTGGGCATGTTGAGGAATGCCTTGCCAAGATCCCAAATAGCGCCGACACTTCCGACGCCAACCTTCTCGAGCCCCAGCATGAGCTTGATTGCTTCGCCGATCCAATAAACCACGTGCTCGATCGATCGCGCAAAGCTCTCAAAAGACGCGGCTTTCGTGTTGATCGAATCATCTCCTGAAAGCGTGCCCACGAAGTTGTCGAAGTCCACCGAAAGAGCGAGCAGCACGCCGCCGGTTTTCTTCAGGATGTCCCATGTCATGCCCAAGGCCGGAATCAGATGATTCACAATTTCATCTGACCATTGCGGCATATTGGCAAGAACGAAATCATTCAGCCGTTCAAGCTCAAGAACGATTCCTCCTTTGCCAAACCCCAGATGCTCCAGCAAATCGGCTGCGAACTTCATTCCGAAGTATTGGCCCTTAACCTCAAGGCGCTGGAGTTGGAAGATCACGTCCCGCACCATCTGCTGCTGTTTTTCGTATCCTGGCCCAAGCATCAGAGCGAGCTGCTTCTGATCGTCAATGAGCATGTGGAACCGCTCTTGCAGTTCCTTGGTGCCAAAGAACACATCATTGAGCGTGACGCCGAGAACATCCAGCGCCGTCGAAACGGACCGGTACTGCTGGATACTCATCATGTTCTGGGTTGCGAGAAGTTGGGTCTTTAGATCGGCCTGGGCGAGCTTGTCAATATAGGAGATTAGCCCGAATCCCACCGATGCAAAGGCGGTGGTTCCGGCTATCTGGAATTTAAGGAAGGTGCCGACGATACCACCGACATGGGACTGGACTTGCTTTTCCGCGCCTTGGAGGGCGCCGGCGAATTTATCGAAGGCTGCTTTATCTACGGAGGCGCTGAGAGAGACAAGATATGACTTAATTACTTCCGCCATCTATGCCTCCTTCGCCGCCCTCCAAGCGCGGAAGTCGGATTCGTTCTTTTCCTTCACGTCTAAAAACTCGTGCGCATCGCACAAATCCCTGAAACTGAAAACTCCCTGAACCACGTCCCGATGCTGCCAAAGTCCCGCCATCACAGGACGCCAGAGAAACCCGTCTAAGGTTGGGTACTCTGT